GTCCGAAACGGAGCGGGAGACACTATCAAAATGGAGTTGATGAACATCCTTCAGGGTGTTGGCAGGCCGATGCCTCAGGTATCTATCTGGTGGTATAAGCTGGACTCCGTGGATGAGGTTGCCTACCCGGACATGTGGGCGAAGGCTAATCCCAATATTGGAAAGACCGTATTCTACGATACCTATCAGAAAGATGTAGACAGAGCTGAGACTGCTCCATCTACAAGAAACGATATGCTGGCGAAAAGGTTCGGCCTCCCGATGGAAGGCTACACCTACTATTTCACCTATGAGGAAACGCTTCCCCATCGCCGGCAGAAGTTTTGGCAGATGCCGTGTTCCCTTGGCTGTGACCTTTCACAGGGAGATGACTTCTGTTCTTTCACATTTTTATTCCCGCTGCGAGGTGGATCGTTTGGCGTAAAAACACGAAACTACATCACCTCGCTGACCCTTAACAAGCTCCCTGCTGCTATGCGCCTCAAGTATGAGGATTTCATGGCGGAAGGGAGTCTTATTGTTATGGAGGGAACTGTCCTTGATTTGATGCAGGTCTACGAGGATCTGGATGACCACATCATTAACCTCGGCTACGATGTTCGTTGCCTCGGCTATGACCCTTACAACGCAAAGGAATTTGTGGAGCGATGGGCATCCGAGAACGGGCCGTATGGAATAGAGAAGGTCATCCAGGGAGCGAAGACGGAGTCGGTTCCTCTTGGAGAACTGAAGAAACTTTCGGAAGAGCGTATGCTTATCTTCGATGAAGATCTGATGACTTTCGCCATGGGAAACTGCATAACAATTCAGGACAATAACGGAAACAGGAAGCTGATGAAGAAGCGGTCTGAGCAGAAGATTGACGCTGTTGCGGCCATGATGGATGCCTATATCGCTTATCGGCATAATCCTGAAGCATTTGAATAGGAAGGAGGAACCGTTTTGGATCATTGTAATAAGCCCCCGCCTCAGTCGTATTTGGCTCATCACGGCATCAAAGGCCAAAGATGGGGCGTTCGCCGTTACCAGAACGCGGATGGAACCTGGACCAAGGCCGGAAAGGAACGTTATGACGATTCCGATGATGGAGGCGAGGAACGAAAAGCCTTCAGCATTACCAAGAAGAAAGTGGCCATCGGTGTTGCGACTGGCGCAGCTGTTATCGCTGGCACAGTTCTGACGGCCTACCTTGTCAAGAAGCATGGAGCGAAGAGCGTCGCCGATATTGTGGATAAAGCTCCTGCCGGAAAGGAAATTCTTCAGGATTTGCTCAAATCTACTCCCGTGGCGACAACTCCTGTAAGTCAAATCCCGACACCGAAAGTAGAGCCCAAACAAGTTCTGGAAAAGGTTGTTAAGAGCGCTTCCACCACAGCTGCTCCGGTCAGCCAAATTTCAGCACCACGAGTTAGCGTAAGCAAACCATCTTCGGAGATTCCGCCTGCCTACAGCTTTGAATCGCTGATACGGCAGAACGATGACCTCCTTAAAAAGATGCTTGCTGAGTTGGCTTGAGGGAGGTGATTGTTACTGAATGGAAATGTCATTGGGAGCTCGACTGAAACATGCTTGGAATGTGTTTACGGCGAAGGAGACTGTTGGTGGCCGTTGGGATATTGGCCCCAGCAACTATTATCGTCCGGACCGTCCCATATTCAGTCGGGGAAATGAGCGCTCCATCATCACATCCGTTTATAACCGAATCGCATTGGACGTAGCGGCAATCACCATCCAGCATGTTCGTTTGGATGATGAAGGCCGCTTTACTTCTGTTATGGACAGCAGCTTGAACGACTGCCTTTCTCTGGAGGCCAACCTTGACCAGACAGGACGGGCTTTTATTCAGGACGTTGTCCAATCCATGCTGGATGAAGGCTGTGTTGCTATCGTTCCTGTCGACACAGACCTCGATCCGAAAAGCGGGTCATACAAGATCGAAACAATGCGAACCGGAAAAATCCTGGAGTGGTATCCGCAGCACGTTAAAGTTCGTGTCTACAACGAGCGCACGGGCAGGAAGGAAGATGTTTTGGTGCCGAAACGCACCGTGGCCATTGTGGAGAATCCCTTCTATGCCGTCATGAACGAACCCAACTCCACAATGCAGAGGTTGATTCGGAAGCTCAACATTCTGGACGCTATCGATGAACAGAGCGGTTCTGGAAAACTCAACCTGATTATTCAGCTCCCTTACGTCATCAAGACGGAAGCGAGGCGTCAACAGGCGGAAAAGCGCCGTAAAGATATCGAGGAACAGCTATCCGGTTCCAAGTATGGTGTGGCATACACTGATGGAACGGAGCATGTGGTTCAGCTGAACCGACCCGTCGACAACAACCTCATGAGCCAGATCGAATTCCTGACGAGTATGCTTTACAGCCAGTTGGGATTGACCCAGAGCATCATGGATGGTACCGCCGACGACAAGACGATGCTGAACTATCTGACCCGAACCGTCGAGCCGATTCTTTCCGCCATCGTTGACGAGATGAAGAGGAAGTTCCTCACCAAGACCGCTCGGTCACAGAAGCAGTCGATCCTGTTCTTCAGAGATCCGTTTAAGCTGGTTCCCGTGGGCGAATTTGCTGAAATTGCCGACAAGATGACCCGTAATGAGGTCATGACCTCGAATGAGATCCGGCAGAAGATTGGCATGACGCCGTCGAAGGACCCGAATGCGGACAAGCTCCGGAACAGCAACCTGAGTGCTCCCAAAGAGGAATCGACCGAACAAAACAAACCAAAGGAGGACGAAGTTCAAAATGGATCTGAAGTATGACTTTAGTGGCTGGGCAACCCGAAACGATCTTGTCTGCGCCGACGGACGGACTATCCGGAAAGGCGCTTTCAAGCATTGCGATGGGATGTCGGTTCCCATTGTCTGGAACCATCAGCATGACGATGTTGACAACATCCTGGGCCACGCCATTCTCGAAGAGCGCAAGGATGGCATGTACGCCTATTGCTTCCTGAATGAGACGGAAAGCGGTAAGGCGGCCAAGCAGATCGTGCAGCACGGCGATGTTCATATGCTGTCTATTTACGCCAATGGCCTGAAGCAGGTCCCCAACGGCAACGGCAAAGATGTCGTTCACGGGGACATTCGCGAAGTCAGTCTCGTTGTCGGCGGTGCGAATCCCGGCGCGTTTATCGACTTCGTTGATCTGGCCCACGGCGATGGCGCTGAACAGGAGGTCATCATTGGAACCGGCGAGGCTCCCAGCCTTTACCATTCCAGTGAGAAGCCTCCCCTTATTACGCCCAAATCCGGTGAGAAGCCGAAAGAGAACCCGAAACCCACTGAGGAGCCCAAGGAAGCCCCGAAGCCCGAGGATAAGCCCAAAGAGGGCGAGACCGTTCAGGACGTTGTGGACAGCATGACCGAGAAGCAGCGGACTGTTATGTACGCTCTTATCGCCGCCACCGCGGAAGAGCTGGGCAAGGGTTCCAACAGCGGCTCTGACAAATCTGACAAAACCAAAGGAGGAGACAACACCATGAAGCATAACGTTTTCGACCGAGAGGAGACCAAGGACACCGTTCTGTGCCATGCCGCCCAGGGTGAGATCCTGGCCCTGGCCAAGCAGAACAGCGTCGGCACTTTCCAGAATGCTCTCGGAATCTATCTGGAGCAGAATGAGGAGCTGGCCCACGGCATCGACAACATCGAGGCGCTGTTCCCCGAGTTCAAGGATGTGCGTCCTGGCGCTCCCGAACTGGTCACCCGCGACCAGGGCTGGGTCACCGTCGTCATGAACAAGGTTCACAAGCAGCCCTTCAGCCGTATCCGCACCCGCCAGATGGACGCCCGTAATGACAGCATCCGTTCTCATGGCTATAAGAAGGGCGACAAGAAGACCGCCTCCGGCAACATGAGCCTGGTGGCCCGGACTACCGATCCTCAGACGATCTATCGTACTGAGGCTCTTAACCGGGACGACATTCTCGACATCACCGACTTCGACGTGATCGAGTACCAGTACGGCGAGATGAAGCTGAACCTCAAGGAGGAGGTTGCTGTCTCCATCATGGTCGGCGACGGCCGCGA